CGTATTTTGCATCTTTTACTTTAGACATTTAAGTCTCCTGTTTATATTTTTATTAATTATGCTATTGTCCCTACAGGAAAATATCTAGTAAGTCCACCTTGTATTGTAACCTTAATAAAGTGAGTTGTTGTTAATGATTTACTTGCAACTGCTTCAATTGCATTGCCTGTACCTATAACACAAAGAAATTCCATCATTTCTTCAGAAACATCAGCTTGGTCAAGAGTAAGAACTGGTATTGCTCCACTTGTACTTGATTGGTCTATATGAAGTTGTGCAGTTGGGGACGTAAGCCCAATACCGACCTTGCCATTTTTATCAATTCTCATCCGTTCATTGGCAGTTGCAAGAGCTGTTGATGTAGTTGCTGTAGCAAAAACAAGGGCTGTTTCGTTGCCAGCTGCAGTATAAGTGCCCTCTGCTTCTGCCCATATTGCTGCACCAGGTAATAGAGCATCATCACCACCACCATCTGATTTTGATGCGAATTGCAATGACCCTAATACATCATTGTCTACGATACTAGCATCTGCATTGGATAATCTCAATGTACCAGAACCAGAAAAACCAGTTCCAGTTCCACCTAAGATTTCCAATAGTGTAGCTGGTGCAGCAGTCCCTATACCGACCTTGCCAGATGCAGCTATTGTCATCCTAGCTGTTGCTAAACGTGCAGTTACATCTGTATCCTGACCATTATTACCTCCAGTTGCAAATTGTATTGTACCCGTATCACTATCACCAGTGCTTATGCTTCCCTGTGCAGTTATATAAGACGCATTTGCGATAGAGCTAGTGTATATTTGCTCAGCATCTCCTATCATACCTATTTTTGTATCAGCAAGAACCCCCGAAGCCCCTGCTGCTCTATAATCTTGCTGCAAGTGGATAAGAGGGTTATCATTTTCACCACTATTATCAGAATCAGCTCTAATAATTAATGCAGTATCTGTAGAAGACTCTAAATGAAGAAGAGCATCTGGTGTTTTTGTCCCTATACCTACATTGCCACTTGAAAGTATATTAATCCCATTAGAAGAATCTAAGCCTGAAGCATGGACTAAAGCTACAGCATCTCTTCCAGCATCATATCCAACAGCAGCTTTAATACTTGTAATCTCTTGGAATAAGACTCCGATATCACCATTACCATTATTAGCAGTTTCTATCCTCAAATATGCAGCTGTATCATCCGTAGTTTCTCTTATATGAAGTAGTGCATCTGGGGATGGTTCGCCAATACCAATCTTAGAAGAAGAACCAAGGATTAAATCATCAGTGCTTGCATCCCATAACATATATCCATTGGTAGAAGTATCTCCAAAAAACTTTACATCATATCCCGTATCATTTACACCTATTGTTAATGTATTATTTAATTGAGTTGCTCCCTCAATATTACTTGATGCACTTGCCTTAGTATTTGCATCTTCTGTCCAATCCGTATTATTATAATCATTTGCCATTCAGAATCTCCTATAGCTTTGGTACGGATAATTGACGTACACCTGATTTTCGTGATGGATACTTTTTAATTTTTCTTTCATACATTTGCCTAAAATATTGAGCTTTTTGCATGTCCCCTTGGTCTTCATTCAACCTTGCTTTGATATAACAAACAACAGCATCTTGCATACCTGTATCCACTCCATGAGTAGAACTCATTTCACTTCCTAAATTGCTCGTATCTACAGCCTCATACTTTGAATGATAGGACAGTCTTAATCCATTGGAAACAGTAGTGTCTTGGAATGTATCATACTTTTCATTTGTACTTTCCGTAGAGTCAGTTTCTAAATCAAGAGCTAATACTGCAAGACGTTTATCATCGTTGTACCATGCAAAATATTTATTTGGGAATGTTCTTTTTTGTGTAGCCATAATACCCCTATGTTAAACTATCATCAGTATTATCAGTATCTTCACGAAGGAGTCTATGAGAGTCTGATAGTTTTGGAATCATTACATATCTATTATCTGTATCTAACACTTCTACTTTAGTAATATCGATAACTTGGTCATTAAGAGCATACCATCTTTTATTTTTCATTAAATCTGTTTTAGATGAAACAGTATATTCTTTTTTAATTGATGACATCTCTAAAAGAGCATCATTCATTAAGCGAATCATATAACCTTCGGGCTGACGCCCCATAGTATGCTCAATCTGTTGTATAATTTCTTTAGGTTTCATTCGCCCCCTTTAAGAGCACCAAGCCCTTGTGCATAATCTTGTTTTAATGTTGCAAGTTGTGGAGCATATACCTCTTGGTCTTCTTGGTCTAACATAAGTCTTTCTAAAGCTTTTATAGCTCCATATAATGCTACAAGATATTCAGCCCCATCAGGGAAATTGGCAATTAAAGCTAAGCCATGTGTAACTGTAGGATATGATATATGATATACTTTTGCAGGTTGAGCTGAAGTTGGAGTTGGCTTTACGACAAGTTTCGCTGCACCCGATTGACTTTCAATCCAATATACAGGGTCAGTAGATGTTGCAAAATAAATTGTATTACTAGAATCAGTCGTTAAACCCCCGTACATCGAAGGAATTTTTCTACATGGAGCTTGAAACCCTGAGTCAGCATTCTCTCGTGTAACATACAATATTTCGCCCTTACCATCCATATCCATTACTGTTGTGCTATTGTCCAAATCAGATATGCCTGCACATTGTTGCTTTAAGGCATTTGGTAATTGATGTATAATCTCAGCTGCTCCTGCTGTAAGCCAATCACTTAAAGCGTCATCATCAGTACCTGCAAACCCTGTTAAAGCATCAACTTGATTTTTAAAGCTTTCAGCCATTTACCACTCGCCTCCCATACCTTCAACAGATTCTTGCATTGATTGTTGCGTAAATTCTACTTTAGTTTGACCTGACCAAGTTGTTCTCATGTTCACATGATTAATCGTCCTAAAAAGTTTAGCTCCAAAAACATGCCCACATTCGCAAGTCATGTCTTCACCTTCTTCAACCTTTCCTCCACACTCACAAAAGTACGTTCTTGCCATTTTTCTTCCCCTTGGTTTTCTTTTTATATTTCTTGGCTGCTTGTTTCTTTTTATATTCGTTATTCCTATAACCCATTACATCATTACTTATTTTTTCTTTTTTTTCTTACTCTTAATACGTACTTCTTTATTAGTCTCGTTATCTTTAAGCTGCCCTTCGTTAGATTTCTTGCTCCAATCAACAGTATAACTTTTTCGCATTTTTGGCTTATACCCTTTAGGACGGGGCTTATCCTTCTTCTTCTCATATCCAGACTTACCTCCAGGGACTATTCGTTCTAAAGCTCCCTTTATCCCCTTTTTCTTTCTAGCTGGGTTAAAAATATCACCAGAACGCTTATTTTTTACATCTATATATTCATCTTTTTCAACTTTTCCACCTTCTTTATATGATTCACTTCTATTTCTTGCATCTTTACTATTCATTACAATACTTCCTTTCTATTCCTTGCATCGTTTATAGGTAAATCACCATGTTCATTTATATACTCAATCATTGACATGGTTGCAGGGTTTACAGAGTCTTTCTTTATAATGAACTCACCACCCTCAGCTTCAATTGGTATTCCACCTTCAGAATGAGGATTGCCTTCAAGAGCACCACCCATTGGAAATTTTGCAAATTTTTTAGTATCAAACATACTTTCTCCTTTTTAATAAGGGATTTGGGAGAGACCCTTTATACGACCTCTCCCTAGTTCCCAATAACTATTTACTTATTAGCATTAAGAAGCAAATAATAGTGTGCCTGTAGCTGCACCAGCAGTTACACCAATATCACTATTATAGTTTCTAACATTTACATACCAAAGACCATCAGTTTCACAAACAAACTCAATAGTTGAGCCGAATGATAAAAAGTTAACAGCATCATTGGTAGGAGTAAAGGCTAAAGCCGTTTCGCCTACTGTTGAAACATCATAAGTAATTTTATTACTACTTGTTGTTGGAACAAGGCAACCCGTTTCCCATGCATCAGTACCTGCACAATTAACAGTTAATGCATTAGTCCCACCCGCAGGGTCATCAGCCATAGAAAACACGCATACACTACCAGCAGTAGCTGCAGGCAATAATGCTGCAAGAGCTGCAGCACCAGTATATACGGGAGAATTAACCTGATTAACAACAAGTGTACAAGCATTACTTCCAACAGTAGGAGCACCTACAGATAAGCCAAAGAAAGAACCTAAAGTTCCTGCCATTAAAGGCTCTGAGTAAGAGCTACTATTTTTGTTTAGTTTATCACTTCTCATTATAGTGCCTCCTCAAAGTTAAACAACGCATGTGTTTCAGGTAAAGAAACTTCAAGACCTGCTTCTGTTAGAATCATGTCTTTACGTAAATCTTCATCTGCTTGTTGCACATTTGTTGTAATTGAGGTGTCTCGATTCATGCCATTACCAACAAGTGGACGATATGATACATGGTCTAAATCAACCATACACATAAACTCACCTGACATTCCTCTAAACAATGGCTCTTTAACTAAAGACAAGTCACCATGAACAGTTTCTACTTTCATGATTTTGTGTCCAAAAGACCCTTGAGAAGCATCAAAATTATATCGTGCTCCACCACCCACAGTGTCTCCAATAAAGCCTACACCATCTCCAAGTTTATTAAACAATGAGATAACAGGCAATGAACATAATGCAAGTTTTGCAGTACTTC